TACTCCATTAAGGAATACTGCAATTTGACCAGAAGTATACGACAAGGAATCACCATTTGCATCGGTGCCTGAAAAAGATGTTTGGTTTGCACTACAGTTATAAAGATAATGCTTCATTGCAGTGATATCAGTAGAAGTATCTGCACCTACCTCAACGATAGATTCAGTTCCACCTACACTTTTTTTAATGTATGCCTTACCATCATAGGTGTTCAATGCCAATTCACCTAACGATAAATCAGATGTACTTGGAATTGCACCAGCAGTAGCAGACCTTTTTAATTGGACTGTCTGTGTCATATGTCACTCACTTTGTCATTAGGGTATATACCCTATACTTTAATCTGTTATATAACAGATATTTTTTCTAATGTTGCACTCCATGTTGAAGTGTCTACAGTATATTTGATTCTAATCTGGTCATCTGCATAACCTAATCCTACATAACCTAAACAGTCATAAGGAACTTTTCTAATAACTCTTTGTAAGTTATCCGACCCAGAATCCCACCAATCTATTGGGGGTTCTTGACCATTAATCCTAAGTCCTAATGATAATTCTCTACCACCTTCTGAGTTATCTAACTTCAACTTAGCAGTAAGATTACCATTATCACTTATATAAACTTTACCATCAATAGGAATATAAAGTTCTTTCATTACTTCTTTAGGTATTTCAAAATCAATTAGTCTTTGTTCTACAGTTACATCACTAATTTTAGTATCTACATTAAAGACTTTCCCATTGTAACTCATAATTTATCCTCTATTTTTAATAACTACCACCATCTATTGCAGTGATTGAAACTGCACCAGACGATACTGTAAACTCATTTGAGTTAAAAGATGCAATACCTTTATTACTTGAAGTTGCATCTTCGGCTGATAAAGTTATACTACCAGCACCATTGGTTACATCAAGACCTTCTCCAGCAGTAAGAGTTCCTAATTGCATATCTCCATTTGAAGTATGACCCATTAGAATCTGTCCATTAGTCGGTGCAGAACCATCTACACTTGTAATTGAACCTGCTAAGTCTAATCCACCAATATCTAAATTACCTTTTGTACCAGAAACTATTGCACTGTTATCAGTTGCATCTGGAATAAAAGTAAATTTACCTGTACTATCATCGAATCCAAAGAAACCTAATTTTGCAGATGAACCATTATGCCATCTGAATTCCATACCTCTATCTTTGTTATCGTCTGAGCCAGGAGCTGAATCTCCACCCACGACAAAGATTGGGTCATCGACTGTTACTGTAGTACTGTTAACAGTAGTTTGTGTACCATTAACTGTTAGGTTACCATCAACTGTAAGGTTATTTCCTACAGTTACATTATTAGGTAATCCTATTGTAATTGTTTGACCACTGGCAGCTGTTTCAATTTCGTTTGCTGTTCCAGCAATGGTTAATGATTGTGAATCTAAATCGATTGCACCTGTTCCACTGTCACCAGCAGTATCTAAATCCTGTGCAGTTACATTTGTATCTACATAGTCTTTAACTGCAGCTGATGTTGGAATCGTTGTATCATTATCATTTGAACCAATTCCTTCACTTTCTATTACTAAGAAAGAATTGTTTAAACTTACTGCACCACTTGATACAGTAAATTGTGAACTGTTAAATGATGCAAGACCTTTATTTGATGTACTTGCATCTTCACCAGCTATGGTAATTGTATTATCTGATACTGTTGTATCAATACCTTCTCCACCTGTGAAAGTTAAGGTCTCACCAGTTGAGAATGAATCGTTTGACCCACTATCTGCAGCTAATGATAAACTTGAAACTACTGTTGCAAATTCTAGTTGACCAGAACCATTTGTTCTAACGAACTGTCCACTTGTACCATCACCATCTGGTAATGTAAAAGTAGTATCTGAGGTTACTGCATTTGGAGCTTTAAGTGCTACAAAGTTTGTACCATTATCTGTATCTTCGTATAGTTTTACACTACCACCTGTAGAACTTCCATTCCCTACTTTGAAGTCTGCTGGGGTTGGTGTTGCACCATCTAAAATATCTGTATAATATTTACCACCTAATTTTTGTATTACTGCGGCTCCACCACTGTTCTGTGACTCTACATAAAGGATAGCACCTGCTCCACTATTGGAAGCATCCATTGAATAGGCTAGTTCTCCTTGATTTAAGTCAGATGTAGTAGGGGCAGAAACACCTGTGCTTCTTTTAATCTGAATTACTGTTGACATTATTTTCTCCTAATTATATCCTTTAGTATTAGTAAGTTCCACCATCAATAGTGTTTGCGGCTTCGAACTTTCCTGTACTTGCATCAAATATAAGGGTAGTACCACTTTGTAGGGTCGCTGTGGTTGTATCCACATTGGCCAAATCATTCATATTAATTGAGGATGCATCTACTTTACCAACAGTAACTTGTTTTACTTGTTTGTTAAGTGGACTTGCAACCTTTACTTTTATAGTTGACATTGTTTATTAACTCCTACTTACACTTGGGGTTACAATCAACTGTCCCTCTATCAATCTTGTTTTTATTCCATCACTAGCAGTTTGAATGACATCGTACACATATCTTCCACTTTCTAGTGCGGCTGTTTGAGTATCAGTGAGATTTAAAGTTAAATTCCCACCCACTCCATCATTTGAGGTATTAAATGTAGCTTTGACTGTATTTGAACCATGAGACTTTCTTACTTGACCAAGAAAAGTCGTACTTGCAAGATTTAAAGCCGAATCGGTGGCATCAGTCAAGGAGACAGTAATATTAAAATCACTCCCTTGGTCTACGAATAAATTACTAATACTTGCCATATACAATACTACCTTTTGATGTTATCTAAGTAGTATTTATACGATTTAAGACTTTAAACTTTGGATTTCTTCTTTGAGTTCTTTGATAGATTCTACGAGTAATGGTACTAGTAATTCATATCTTACACCCAATGTACCATCTTCTCTTTTACCAACTGCTTCTGGAAGTACTTTTTGGACTTCTTGAGCAATAATACCTACATCGGATTTCTTGACAAACATATCATCAACACCACCTCTTGATTCAAGATGACTGTCTTTCCAATCAAAATTATAACCACCTAGTTGACTTACTTTGTCTAGTGCATTTGATATTGGATTTATGTTTTCTTTTAATGCATAATCTGAACTATAGTATGCAGTAATATCACCAGTTGACCTAACTTCTCCAAAAGTCACTGTAGAGTTTGTTGCAACTGCTTGACCAATAGAGAATGTAGTTCCAGATAATGATATACCTGTACCAGCACTATAAGTCGTATTGGTATTGGTATCAGTATCGGTTGAAGTTATAGTAATTGTGTTTCCACTTCTAGATACAGAAGTTGCACCACCACCATTAAATCTTATTGTTTCACCAGCAGATATGTTTTCGTTTGCAGCTCCATTTGCATTAATGTTAAAGTTAGTAGTGTTAGTATTGGTATCAGTATCAGTTGAACTAATAACTAAAGTGTTAGCTGAATCATTGTATGTTACAGATGTTGCACCAGAACCAGATATCATTGCACCAACAACATCTCTAATCTCTTCATCACTTCTTTGTGTATTAGTATCAGTATTAGTATCGGTTGAACTAATTGTTACTGAACCTGTTGCATCATTGTATGATACAGAAGTTGCACCACCACCAGATAACATTCCACCAACTATATCTTCGATATGTTCATGGACTAGACTTACTGCACCACTTGTTACTGAGAAGTCTACTGCATTAAATGAGGCAACACCCTTTGCAGTTGTAGATGCATCGTCTACTGAAAGTGCTAATGTATGTGTTCCACTTGACTCTGAATGTGAAGCATTTAAAGCTCCAGCTGCAGTAATAAAAACATTTTCTGTTTCTGCAACATGTCCTTTATCATTTGAAGCTGTACCAAATTCAAATCCAGAATATGTGTCTACTGATACTTCACTAGCTGCAGTTAATCTTCCCTGTGCATCAACTGTGAATGTTGGGATTGCACTTGCAGAACCATATGTATCTGCTGTTACAGCAGTGTTGTCTAGATTTATAGTATGTGCAATACCTTCACCAGAAGTTGCACCAGTTGATGTTAAAGCAGTTCCTGCTACTAATGTACCAACATAGTTTCCTGTTGTGTCTGTTCCAAGTGCAACTGAGTTAGCTGCAACTGTAGTTGCAAAAGATACATTACCTAGGTTTGTGACTGTTCCTGTTCCTGTGACATCTCCTGTCAAAGTAATTGAGAAGTCATCTACATCTAAATCCATAGTACCATCTGAGTCTTGATATACTACACTAAGACCACTTTCGGTATTACCAGAGAACATTGCACCAACAATGTCTTCAATCTCTTCTTGAGTTTTACCAGATGTATTAATTGTTAAAGTACCAGCTGCATCATCATATGATGTTGTTATGTTAGTACCAGCTTGGATTAATGCATTTACTCTATCGTCTACTCTTTCGTTTGTATAAAATAAATTTGTATTTTCTGTTAAGTTTGAGGTATTAACAACTCCTGTAACATCTGCTGTTGTTAATGTGACTGCACCTGTTCTACCAAATACACTTGTTACTGGAGCTCCTGCTTGACTGAATGAAATTACACCAGTTGAACTATTATATGATATATCTCCAGCTGCACTAAGTTGTGTTCTGACACTTGAAGTAAATCCAGATAAATCAGCTGCAGTAATTTGAGAACCATTAATTTTAATCTGTGAACCAGAGACTAAATCTAAATTACCATTGATGTAAACTTCGTTTGAAGTTCCACCAACATTTAAATAGATATCATCACCATCTGATTCTAATTGAATTCCATATCCAGCAGCGGGAGTTGTAACAACACCAGTATCATCTGCATTTATAACAACACCACCACTAGTATCATGGTTGTATATAGCACCACCACCAGTTTTAGTCCATTGTGTTGTTGCTTGTTGTGTTGCACCAGCAACACCTTCGTATGAACCTGTAAAGGATGTAATTCTTATAACATCTGAGTTAGCTGCAGAAGCAACAAGAGTAATACTTGTACCATTTGTTGCAGAATAGTCTGTACCATTTCTAAGTAGTAAACCATTCTTAAATACTAAAACTCTATTAGTTGAATATTTAAGAGTTTCTCCTAAGTTGTCTGTACCACTAAATGTTCTATTTGAACTAGCACCATCTGAACCATCAAACTCAAAATCTTGGAAAAAGAAATACTGGTCAATAATACTATTGACTGCATCTACTAATGAACCCTTTTGACTTGTTCTAAGTGTACCTAATCCACCAACCTCATCTACAAGGTCGTTATAGGAAGTTCTTAAGACTTCTAGTGTATCATTGTTATTAACATTCTTTGCCATTACATTTATCCAAAATTTGTGTCATCATTACTTTTAATTCTGACATTTCTACTTTTAAAGTTTCTATTTCGTTGTTCTTAGATTGCATAATTATTTTTCTTTTTTTATACAATGTATATGCATCTCTATCTGTATTTATAACAGCTTGAGAGAATTCATCTTTTATAAGATGGTCTTTTCCTTTAATCTTAGGCAAGTGCTAATCCTCTAAATGCTCTTATAGCACATGGTTGTGTTGTATCTTTTGACTTCATTACAATCTTAACTGAGAATCCTAAGAACTCTTCTAAGTTATCTGCATCATACTCATATGACCTAAACTTACTTGAGTCTGCATCTGGTACATTGTCTGTTGCAAATTCAGTCCAACCAAGTTCTTCTGTTGGTAAAGTATTATCTGCTTTCAATAATTTAAAGTATGTTCTAATCTCACCTAATGCAGTTCCAGCTGGTTTGAACCCATCAAAGATGACTTTCAATTGTGTTGCTGGGTTTTCTAATTGTATTAATCTTGTACAGTAGATTGCAGAGTTATTATCTCCTTCTGGTTCTGTTGATTCAACAAAAGTTGAGTTTGTTGCAATATCATTAGAAGAACTTATTGAATCAATTCTATTCATAATAGTATTTGCACCAATAGAACCTACATCAACAATTGGTGATACGAAATCAGAAGTTGTTGTCATGTCAAGTTCTAACTTGAATGATTTTGCAGAACCCATTTCATTAGTTTCATTAATTTGTGATGCAATAATACCAGATGTTGTCATAAAGTTATTATCGTTTAAGACAATCGTCTGACTTGCATTTGCAAATGAATAACTATTTCCAGTTCCCTGTGGTTGATTTGTACTTGTTTTAAATAGTTCTGAACCTAAAGATGTCTTAGGATAAATTACATTAGGTACTAAAGTATGAACAACATCAAAGTACATATTCTCTGTTGCAAATATATTTACACCACCACCTGTAACATTGTCTGTACCACCTAAGTGGTCTCCTAGAGTTACATTTATTTCATATGAGTCTAAATCAAATGATTGTATTGCAGTGTGAGTTGTATTAATCTTACTAATTGGTATTCCACCTAAAGTGTCTTCTACAGATGCAACTGTAAATGTTGCAAATGTTGTTGCACCAGAACCACCAACTGCATCTTGTCTAATTGTAATTGTTTCGTTTACTGCATAGTTAAAGCCAGGATTATTAATTTTAAGTGAACTTATATTTGTGTTTGTATTAAGGATTACATCAAAAGTTGCACCAGAACCATTTCCACTGGAAACTCCACTTATTCCTGTATAAGTAGCAGATGCACCTGTTCCAGTTACATTACTAGTTGCAGTTAGGATACCATTATCCTTATCTCCCTCAACACCAGATATGATTACATTTGAATCACCATCATACATACCATGTGATTGATGCAATACTCTTACTCTATCTCTATCACTTGTTCCAACAATTTCGATTGCATTTCTTTTTAATTTCTTATTTGGTATTGCTTTATTCTCTAGAACTACCTTACCAGATGTTGAACTAAACTTACATCTATTGATATTAAATTTCAAGTCTTGTAATTGTTCTGGAGTCCAAGTTGAACTGTTTTGTGATTTAAATAATACACCAGCATATGGTTGTCTATCGATTGGTTCTTTTGTATGAACATCGAAATCACCCATCTGCCCAACCCAAGCTAAGTATGCATTTGAATTTGATTCAAGTACAAAACAATATTCTGTATTTGGATTCAAGTATACTGGTGCTGGGAAAGTAAACTTAGTAGCTGTTTGTGCATTTGCACTTGTTGTAATCTCACTTGGATATAATGTTTTCTCTGCAAAAGGTAATACCTTCTGAGTTGGTGAACCATTTAACATCTGTCTAATAGAACATGTTACTGGTAATCCACCACCATCTTTTGCACTAAAGAATACTTCAATAGAGTTTATGAATACACCCTCTTCTCTTTCTACTAAGAATGATTGTGCAAGTGGGTCAACCCATCTTGTTGTAGTAGTTATATCAACAAGTTGATTTGCTCTACCTTCGTTTACTGTTTCATTTACTACTCTACCATTTCTTGTAGAAATAACTTCTGTTTGTGTAGAAGTTAATGAACCATTTGCCATGAAGTTTGAAAATGCAGAAGTGGTTGACAATGCACTATCGACTGTATCAGTATCAGTAACTTTTAAAGTTCTAACACCAGTTTCAAATCTTAAGGTGTCATCGTTTGGTACTGTAAAGGTTGCATTAAGTTTACCTTGATTATCTGTTTTAAGTTTTGTTCCCTTTGAAGTTCCACCACTTACACCATAAGTTCCAGATGCTGGAGTACAATGTGCATTTACATTGATGTTATCAAAGAATACATTTAATGCAGTATTTGGTTTTAACAATTCACCAGTTAAGGTAATGTCTATTGTTCTCATGAAGTTGATTGCAGATACACCAACAACTCTATCATTTCTTGTTGTTGAAATATCTTCTACTACATTAGTTATAATACCACTTCTTCTTTCTCTTGTTGGTATAGTTCTAACCTGTGTAGTTGTAACTGCAACTCTACCTCTACCCCTATTAATGACTCTTCTTCTTCTTCTAAATCTTCTACCTCTAAGTAATTCGAACTCTTCTGGTTCGTCACCTAACATATTATTTTCTAAGAAGTTACCTACTTGTTGGGTTACAGTTGGAATACCTGCCCATGTTTGTTGCCAATCATTCCATACTGTACCTACTTCAACACCAGCTAATACTGCATCAAAGTTTCCTTCTTGAGATGAAGTAATACTTGGTAGTTGTTCCATGTCATGCCAAACATCCTTGTCTGGACTTAGTTCCATTCTTCCTACAAAATTTGCAACATCATATGGGTTAACATTGACTTGTTGTGATGCTTTGTTAGAAGTGATATGAGCTTCTTCTGTAAATGGTAATGTAAGTAAGTCACCACTTTTAGTAATATTAGAAGAGATACCTGTATTGTATTCTAGGTCAAAATAATTTGTTCTATGTGATGGTCTTGCAATACCTTCTTTTTGGTCTACTGCAATACCATAGTCTGGGTGGAATACATCTCCAACTCCATGACCTTTAAATGGGTCGACAACAAAACCAGATTTAAATTTATCAAATCCATCGTCATCTAAAACTTGTAATGTTTCTGTTTTTTCTTCCAACATAGAAAGTGAGACTGCTGTTTCTAATTGAGTAAGTCTCCTTTGCATACCATCAATATCTCTCATGGTATATCGTCTATGTTGTACTAATTGTGTTTCTATATCTCCTACATCTGGAGTAAATGCTGGTATGAATACTTCTGCAACTTCAATTGCATTATCAACCTTTGCACCTTTCTTAGGTACATCAGAAGGTTCACCACTTACTACAACAAACTCTCCTAATGCAGTTAAGAATATTCTATCAAGTCTTGCAAGATAGTGGTCATAGTCTACTGTAATATTTGAACCTATTTTTGCAAGGTCTGGATTGAAAGAACCATTCCCTTCAAATGTAGTTGCACTATATGACATTGGTAAAGAACTTATACCAGAAATATTTTGTGGAGATGATATATCATTTGATGGTTGTGTTCCTAGTAGTCTAGCTGCAACTGGTCTATAGTCAATTGAGTCTGCAAGATGGAATTCACCATCTGCATCAAAGGATGCACTTGGGTCAAATCTATCTGCAACATAACTTGGTACTTCGTCAAATGCAAGAGTACCATATGAATTACCAGTAAATACATTACCACCACCAGAGTGAGTAAAGAAGTCAATAACAATCATTAACTTATTACTAGGTGCTGGTCTTCCTTTCTTTCTAGTTAATTTAGATATACCATAGTATCCATCTCTTTGACCATCATCAAACATGAAACTATCTGTAATTTCTTTTGAACCATTTGATAAGTTACTAATTGTTCCAGATTTTTCTGAACCATCTATAAAGGTTATTCCTTCTCCATTTTGGAATTTTCCAGAACCCTGTTTGTAATAGAAGAAACAAGTGTTAGAGTCATTCTCAATTAGAATACCTCTTGCATTTGAAACACTACCTGTAACTTCAACACCACCATTAGATAATGCATTACTTCCAGCATCTGCTGTATATGTAAACGATGGTGGTACTGGGTCTGTAGATGCAGTTGCACCACCAGACGATATTGCATTACCACCCTCAAAAACTCCTCTTACTGCATATACATCTGACATACCTAAAGTAATATCATTATGTTGATATGACTGACCATAACTTGATGTTGAGTTTGCAGTGTCTACTGATAATACACCACCTTTGACTAATGTTTTAGTTGATTCTGATACTGAACCTCTTTGTACTGTTACGATAACTTTACAATTTACACTGTTAACACCTACATCGATGTTTACTGTACCAGTATTTGAACCATTACTAATTGATACATCACTAGAAGCTAATGATATCTTAGCACCATTATCACTTCTTGATGCATGGTAATCATCTTCATTAAATGCAACGAATGTACCATCTGAGGATGTTACTGTGCATATTCCTGTACCACTTGATTGTACTATTACTTCTCTTCGTACTACTTCTGTTTCGATTGAAATGTCTTTGATACCAGAGTTAGGTAATCCAGATATTGCAACTGTTTGGTCTGGTTTATAAAATTTTGCTCTTTGTCTTACTACTGAACCATTGAATGATGCAGATAAATCAGTTACTATTGCTGTGTCATTATCTGTAACAGAAATTACAGTTGAGTTACTACCATCTGGGAATAATAGTTTATCCCCTTCGATTAATTCAGAAGTGAACTTAGATGCAACACCTGTTATGGTATCGTTTGCAGAATCACCATCAGCAGTACCAAATGCACTACCTGTTAATGTGAAGTTATCTTCTAATACTACATCTCCACCAAATTCTTGGAAGACACCTGTTCCTCTATCTTGATGTACTCTTCTTATTCTACCAATATCAAAAATTCTTGTTGCACTGACGGCTACACCACCAGATGCATTTTGTATTTTTCTTACTACATCACTAGTATTAAATTGTCCTACAACACTATGTACTAATACTGTTGTTCCACTTGATACTGCTTTTGCAACAATACCTGTTGCACCAGAAACAGAACCAATAATTTTTTGTCCTTTAGAAAATGATACTGATGCAGTTGTTAATTTTGTAAACAGCTGAACATCAAATAAATGTAATGCATCACTTGATGTATCAAAGTTTTCGTATGCTCTTACTCTTGCAAAACCTATTTCACTTCCACCACCATCATCACTTGCAACTGAACCCTTTGCAGTGTCCATAAGTGTGACTGTTGAGAATGCAGATAAATCTCCAGTATCACCAATATCTGGTAGACCATATACATTATTAATCTTTAAGAAGTTACCTATTCTAAATGCAGATGCAACATTATCTTTTGATGCAGTTGTTCTTGCTTTATCGAAAGTTAAAAATGAAGGAGTTTGTTTGTCTACTTCGAATCCTCTTACATAAGATTTACCAGCAGATACTACTGCAATAAATTTGGATTCATCTCCAATTGGAGTTGATGTTGAAGTATAAACACCATTATTTGATAAGTCGTTTAAGTGTTCTCTAAATGCAAGAGTAAATGGTTGTAAAGTGTAATCACCAGACTCATCGAATGTTCTTCTTGCAAGTGTTTCTTGAATTCTATTATATTCTGTAATCTCTTGTTTTCTAACTACTTCACCAGCAGACAATCTCATTAATTCAATAAAGTCTGTTGAGTCTGTTGCAGTTAACGATTTCTTTGCAAGAGTTAATTGTACTTTTAATCTGTCAGCACCTGGCGCATTTTCATTTGATGAACCCTGTGCATTATCTAGTAAAGATGTATCCTCTGTATAAGTTGTAAAGGTTTCTGCAATATCTACACCAACCTTGTAGGATGGAGTATTAGAATACTTTTCTAAAATAATTGTTTGTGCTGGAACTTGGACAAACATACCTCTTGTATAAATTATACCTTCGGAAATATTTGCAGCTGAACCTGCCATAGACCCTACATTAATAGAACCTGCTACTGAATAAATTTTAAATTGATTGTTTGATGTTACAGAAGAATAACCACCAAGACCATTAGTGTCTTGAGTTACTTCGTCTATTATTTCACCATCTTGGAATTCTGTATAGAATGTAGAACCAGAGTTACCTGTTGCTTGATATTTAACATGAAGTGTTAAAGAATCAGTTGTAGTCTTCTGACTTGAATTTACAACCTTACCTACAACACCAGAGGTTAATCCTTTAAAGAATTTACCTACTGATTCTGCACGAAAAGATTCAGTGGCAGACACACCACTTCCATTTGGATTAGTATCTTCAACCCTTACTCCAAAGTATTGATTATCGTAATTAGTTCTTGCACCAAGGATGATTGCACCCTCTTTGAACATGTGAGAACCAAATCGTTCAATTTGATTTTGAAGTATTGATTGTAATTGTGTTAGTTCCCTAGCCTGTATGGCTGCAGATGGTTTGAAGAGGATACGATGAAAACTCTTATCCTCTGCAAAATCATCATAATAAGGACTAACATTAAGGTCTGTTTTTTGAGCCACTGTTAGTTATCCTACATTTCAATTATTAGTTTAATATCCTCAATCTGGTCAGCTGCCCTTGCTACTGCACCACGATTTTCTAAGTATACAATGTCACCAGAGTTTCTTTGTACTTCTGGATACGCTGCACTTACACCATTACTTGAGTTGATAGTACCTTTTTGTGTACTACCTACAAAAACACCATTGCTATTTGCAAATGCATTAAAGTTTCCAACTGAATCCACACTTGGTAGATAATAAACATATCTATTAGTTGAATCAACTGATACTACTTTACCTGTTGCAGTTCCACTTGTTATGGAAGCTGCACTTGCTATTGTAGAGTCAACTGCTGGCATTGTTGCACCAGACTGTAATGTAATTCTATTTAATGCACTTAGTGTTGTTGCACTTGACAAAGTGTTACCACCAGCATTGGTTGGATTTACAATTAAACCAATTTGTCTAAAGTCGTTATCTGTTGGGAAGTCACCAGAACCCTCTGCATATTCTAATCGAGAGTTTACGATGACATAGTTTCCACCTAATTCTTCTACTGGGTCTGCCCCATGTCCATTTTTAGGACTAATGATTATATCAAAAGCTGCACCAGTTCCAGAAGAACTTGTTGCAGTTCTGAGTAATGCATTATCTATACTTGCAACTGAGTATCCACTACCCACTGCATTTACTGTTACTGCTGTAATAGCACCAGAAGACACTGTTACTTGTAGTTGTCCACTTGCACCATCACCACTAATTGCAACATTGAAGTTACCATCTGAACCATATGAAGAACCACCTGCTGTGACTCTTGCATGTTCTATAGTACCATCTGTTGCACCATTTTCTACATCCCATTGTGCAGAGTTATCATCTGCAGCTGCAGTTCCTAGTCCACCAACATCACCCTCAACTCCTGCTTTTGCACCAATAGTTTTTACTGGTATGAAATCAGATGTTACAAATTTAATAACATCCGATGCAGAAATAGAAAACATAAATTTCCATTTGTATCCATCACCTGTTGTTAAGATGTTTGTTGAAGTACCTGTTGGCATAACTGTTGAGTCTGCACCATTATTATTTGAGATTACTTTATATACATTGTAATCACTGGTTACAACATGAAATGTTGATGCCCATAAAGTAGATGCATTACTTGTTGATTTGTTACTTGATGTGTAATTATGCCTATACTCATCATATTTTGTTCCACTTGTCCAGTCTCTTCGGATAATGGCATGACTTACATCTGTTGATGAAACTTTCTTAAGTGCTGTCATATTTGCATATGCATCATACTCATCATTTAGAGAGTCTACTGGAGTCGGCGGGTTTGAATCATCTGTCCACGATAAAGGTCTTCCAATAAACATATACATTGCATTACCAGTTTCGGTTGCACTTTGTTTGAATTCCTTTGCGTTGTGGAGACGAAATTTTTCGGTAATTATCGCTGCCATTTTATCCTTTCCTCTAAGTTAAAAATTAATACTAGTAAGTATTTATATGTATTTATACACCAGATTGTACAGAAGCTGGGTAATTTAATATCATTTTCCTACCTACATGTTCCTGTAAATCAGAAACACTTTCATTTGGATATAAAGTACTTATATCACTAATTTTAACACCTTCATAAGGTGCTTCTACAAGTACTCTACCTGCCTCATTCTCCATGAGAATATTATCACCATCTTCCTGTGTTATCCTTTCCTCAAATTTAAGGGATTGAGAGAACCCTATTTTTGCAAGGTCACCTAGTGTTGGGCCAAGTCTTTCGACTGGTTCACCAAATGATATTGCGTTTTCTTGGATTACTCTAGTACCATCTTCATATACAAGTGTATCTTGTACATCGGATATTATAAAGTATGAACCCAAGTTAAATGACCTTTCAGTCACAAATCTTTCATGTTTTTCTATATGTGTTGCTTCTTCTAATGCAAGTCTACTATCATCTTCCAGCGTTATTTCTTCTGTTGCATCTACTGTCCACTTGTCTCCAACATAATATTTTCCATCGGTTGTAGTTAAAGAATTATATCTTTCTGGTTCTGGTTCTGCCATTAAGAATCCATGGTCAATCTCTTCTATTAGATATGAACCATCTTCTGTTATGATAAACTCTTCATCGACATTTGCAACTGAGTTAATTCGTTTTGCATCGGATGGAACTAAGTGATTACTATTTCCTGTTGCAAGGTTATTAATTATAGAATCTCTATTTGCACTCTTAATTGTTTCACCCCAATCTAATCCACCTGTATATGCAATTGTAGTTGTTGCACCACTACCTCTTAGACCCTGTTGATTTGCATCTTCTTTACTATCTGGAACTATAGTTAATGTTCTACCAGATTTAGTATTTGCACTTGCAAAGGTTTGTAGTATTGTAATGTTCTTTCTTTGTTGTCTGTTTGCACCTTCATAGAATTCAACTGCAATATCTCTTTTAGGGTCAACTGATAATGATGGTCTACTTGGAACTGATACTGGAGAGTTATGACCTATATCAACTTTAACTATTCCCTCATGGACATGATGTTCTTCTACTGTCGTTGCAGTAAAGTGTGTTGTACCACCAGATTCGTTTGTGATTACCTCAGTTGTAAAACTTCCTAAGTTTGCACCAAGTAAATCTGCACCTTCCCATACAATAATAAACTTATTAACTGTATCGTGTTCCATAACACGACCTAACTTACCAGAAGATGCACCTTTTACATTTTGACCTATTGACAATGCATTGTCTAAAGTGTTATAATAGATTCTGGTATGTGCATAGTGAGGCATTATCTCTAATTCTTTTACAACCTCATGACCATGTGCAGTTACATTTGCACGAATAATCCTATCATACAATCCAACATCTGATTCTGTAATATCCTGTCCTATAATAAATGCTTGTCCAGAACCTTGGTCTGTCTTAGTACTTGCATCTACTACTGTATTAACAATTGCTTTCTTACCAGAAGATGAACCAACAATACCATGGACAAATTCTATATCTGTATCTGATTGGTCTGTTTTCCAATCACCATGTGTCTCTTTAAACAAACCAAAGACACCTGCTCTTCCACCTTCGGAAGTTAATTGTTTCATTGCAGTATGGTCTGGAATAATGTTGTCAATAATTAATGTATTTCCAGATTTAGATACGACTCTACCTGTGATTGTTGCAATGTCTCCACTTTGTGTTTTGAATAAATTCTGTGATACTGTTTCTCCAACTGTAAATGCAGTTGAACCAGCTGGTGCCATATCAGTTGTACTTAATGTTAATTGTAACTTATCATCTGCAAGGAATCTTTCAGTTACTACAACACCAGAGTTGTCTTCATAAATTATGTTTTGTTCTTCTGCATAGAATACATCTTCTTCTCCAGATGCAACTGTTCCTTCTTCTAGAATAACTTTTGCTGGGTCAATCTTAGAACCAATATAAAGTGTTGGTACAAATGACCTTGTAACTCTGTCACCATCGAACCCATCATCGTTAGAACCTGTTCTGTAAGCTTCTGCACTACCATCTAGATTATTAACAATTGCAACTTCTCCAAAGAATATTGTACCTGCTGGGTTTAATAATTGTTGTACAACTGAACGATAGTTGTTAATACTTTGACCAACTTTAATTACATATGAGAAGTCTTGGTAGAATTTTGAATCCTGTATTCTTTGTGCAGTTACAGATGGGAAACCTACATCACTTGTATAGTTACCATCTACTTTACTAATTGAATTATTTTTTGCACCTACTGTTGCTGGGTTACCTTCTAATATCTGGAATGTTTTACTATCGGATGCAGTTACAGTTTCACCCTTTCTAAACATACCTTGTGTAGGTTCAATACTTACAATGTTTTTATCACCATCTACAATCTTAATTGTACCTGTTGCACCAGAAGCTGCACCTGTAACTGTGGTATCAACTACTGGAATACCAGATGCTCTACCATAAATAAAATGATTTCTAAAGTCTGGTATACCAGAAGATTTATCAAAGTGATTACCTTCTTCTATAATTCTTAGTTGTCCTATTGAACCAATCTTATCACCATAAGGTAAAAGTTTTGCACCAACACCTGTAGTAAAACTATTTTGTTTGACTGTTGCAGTTGCACCAGAAGCTAAACCTGTAACTGTATTACCTACACTAAATGTTGTAGTGTCGGTTGTAGTTTGTAGTTTTGCAATGACAAGTTTGTTTGCACCTTTATCGTGGTCAACCAATCTTCCTGTTGTTGTTCCAGATGTTACTGTTTCTCCAATAGTAAAATTAGGTGTCGTTTCTTCTGAGTAGAAAACTTCACCACCAACAAATGCTTGTGGAAGGGATTGATATCCTACACCACTAGTTAACATTCTAACTCTTGATATTGCACCTGTTGGGTTTGCACCAGATTGGTCAAAGAGTACTTTGTTTTCTCCTGTTGACTGCAATCCATCTTCTAAAATTAAAGTTGTTTCTTCTGGTTCTGCAAATACTTCTATAAGTGTTCCTGCGTTACCAACATAATTTGCATGTCCATTCTGTGCATAAGTTCCTATAAAGACAATAGAGTTTCCATTGAGACCTATGTTTGCAGCTCCTCGTACTTCTTCAAATACTGAGAATGAAATATTACCACCCTGTGCAGTTATGTTCTGTGTTGCATCTGTTCTTTTAACTCTTACTAATATTTTCTCTGCATCATAAACTAAAAGATTATTATGATTATCTTTTCCAGAGAATGTAGTTTGTCCACCTGTTGCAGTGAATTCAAATGAACCAAATGTAGTTCCACTTTCTAAAAGTATATCACCAGATATAGAAGTAACCTCACCCAATGAAAGTGTTCCACCACTTCCTGTATTATCAAATACAACTAAGTCACCATCTTCGTATCCTGTACCTCTTTGTGATGGGTCTACTAAAACCTTTTCTACTTTACCATCTTCAATATTACCTACAAGTGTTTTTGCAAATTGACCTACACCAATTTCTGATTGTGGTAAATTAACTGTAACATTTTCTGATATAGAATACAATGACCCTTTTGAATTTTCTTCGGACTTCATTGCACCACCAATTACAGCTTCTGTTAAAGGTGTGTTTACTGTTTCTCTAACTAAGATTGGTGTTCTACCATGGACTTCGTTATTACTATTGTCTACCTGTGTTCCTTCTTCTAATAAGAGGAGATTATTGACATCTGGATTTACATTGTCTGTTTCAGTTTCTAATTGGAATGCTTCAGTATCATCTGATTCAGATGAGAAGAATCCTGTTCCAGTTCCAGACTCAAGTCTGACCATGACATTACTATTGTCTTCGTCAAGGTCTGAGACTATACCTCTTACTACTGCATTATGAAACTTAAGTTCTGTTTCTCTTGATTGTAATTCTATCTTATCACCAATGTCTAGTGAACCTATGTAAGGCTCCATGATTACCACTCGGTAAACATTATCTCCTTCTCCAGAAGTTACTCTGGTGATTGTGTCTGCTTGTATATTTGTTACTACTCTACCTTCTTGTTTTTTTACAATCTTTCCTTTTGCATATTCGAGTAGATTTTTTTCTGAGAATAAATGTAATACTGTTGATTCTGTCCATTTGGATTCAGATGGTTTTACAATGTTATCTCTAGGATATGCAATTTCTATATCCTCACCATATAATACTCTAAATAAGAAATCATATGATGCCATACTACCTTTTGCAAGATAGATATTATTAATGTGTTTTGCAAGTAATCTTTTATCTGCAATTATTTTCGTGTCAATCGAAGGCATGAAGTCTTTTCGGAAGAATTCCAAAAAGTCACCAGTGGTTTTGTCTACATCTGCATAATCTAATAGATTGTTTGCAGCGAACAATGCACCACCTTCAAATGAATTTGCCTTTGCAGTGTAACTACTATTTTGACCAACAATAGTTTCACCTATTAGGAATTGTGATTCGGTGAACATTTCAACATAAAGTTTATTAGATGTATTTCCTATAACATCGATTCTTGCAGTTGCACCAGATATTGACCCAACTACATATTCACCTATTTCCCAAGAACCAGTTTGTGTAGTTCCTAAAGAATTTTGTTCGTACAAGAATTTTGCTTTATCTAAAGGTGATGGAGAGAAGGTTGCAGTTTCTTGTAAGACTGCACCTTCCCCATCTTCTAATCCTATTGTTTCAAGGTCTGTACCTTGTTCATAGATAAGAATACCCTTCTCAAGAAAGTCAAAGTATGCAGACAAAAACTGTTTAAGTCCTTGTCCTTCCTCACTAATGTACTCTGGTAAGAGTTCATCAATCTGGTCTACTATCCTGTCATTGAGAATTGGCATTACTAATTATCCTTATGCAATAGTGTAAGAATTACCACCTAAAACAACCCAACCATAAGTTGAACCTGTGTACAACATTTGTACAGTGTCCCCAGCTGAATCAAGTTGCACATATGAACCACCAGTAAAAGTACCAGATGGAGTTATTCTTGCATTAGCACCACCATCGGATACTAGTGCAAAATATTTAACTTGACCTGTTGAACCATTTCCTAAAGTTAGGATATCAGTTCCACTTGAACTTGAAGTTACATAGTGTGCAAACTTACCTACTGTTGCAGTTGCAGCGTTTGAACTGAATGTTACAGCTTCGGCTGATTGTGCAAATCCAAGGTAGTCTGGAAGGTTATTTAAAACATTACTGACTGTAACCTTTTTGTTTACTGGAGTACCAGAAGGGTCGTCAATAACATGAAGCAAGTCTTCACCTGCGATGCCTGTCCCTAAGTCGGACAATGCTGTTACTTTTTTATCTGCCATTTTTATTTCCTCTCTAAATTAGCATGTTAAAAACCCACAACATGTGGGAATGTTACTTCGTGCATATACACGAATCATAGTTTAGGAGTAACTAGATGAGGATGTATATCCCACCCCAGCACTCGTATCACCAGAGGCAATGGTGTCTGTTGCACCAGTTACCTTTATCAATGATGTGTTGATGTCTAGAAGATTACTTCTATATGCAACACTATCAAATGAATTCGGAATCACTGTAAAGTGAATTGTGTCATCTGTATTAATTGTTGAAAGTACATTAATACCATTAATTGTTATTTTACCATTTGAATAGTCTACTGTTCCTGCTTGACTGTCTGCGTAGACTCTTGTCGAACCACTTAAAGAATATCGTCTTAGATTTCCTTCTCCATCATCATCAAAATAGAAAGTATCTGTAAATCCAGATACTAAGAATCCAGTGGTTTCTATAATACCACCACCAAGTTTGTTGTGTCCACTGTGAGGATTATAAAATTTATTTCCTTCTCCAAACTCCACTTCATAACCTTTGGATTGTCCAAAAGTAGGAGTCACAGTTTTTCTAAGTTTGACAGTTGTAATATTCGAAAGAATCGAAGATTCTGCACTGTCTATGTCTTTCGCTAGAACTGAGTGCCTAAAGATACTATCAAACCCACTTAGGTAAGTACTGTCATGTGTAATGATTGCAGCTCTTACAAGTGTTTCTAGTTCAGAGACAGTTTTAGTTGTTGCTCTAGGATTGAACTTAAATGTAGTTGTCACTAGGATATCTATAATATCTGCATCAATTATTTCTGGTCTGACTGTTAACATATTTAGTCTTCTCATCTTGTCTCTTAATAAAGTTTTTTCAGATGAGGTTAATTTATTTACATTTTGTGAAGGTTTAATTGCAATGAATATTTTTCCATATTGTGGTGGATTATTATCTTCACCACCCCAGACTGATATAGAATCTGCGCCAGGATATAATGTTTGTAATTTTGATTTGTAGTCATCTACTGTGACTAATCTGTTTTGTGAGGTGTAAAACTTAGAAGCTGCAAATCTAATTGATTCAATACTTTCTTTTGCTTTACCACCAGATGATGCAGTTTTAGTAATTAAAGTTACATCTGAATTACCACCAATTGCATCAGTCATAGTAAACTGACTTGCACCTTCTGTATGTTGGTCATCTGTTACCAAGTATGATATTGTTATTGTGTCTCCATCTAAAGGTTCTGCACTAATAACACCATCACCAAAGTATATTTCAAATTGTCCTTGGTCATTTTCTTGAACATACCATACTTTAGTATCTTTATCTACACCACTAATATCTTCTGACTTTGACCATGCAGATGAACCACCACCTGTTGATTGTACTGTAACTGTAACTGTTGAGGTATCTACAAGTTCTTCTGTTAATGGAAATCTTTGATTCTGAATCTGTCCATTGTATGCAAAGATATCTGAATTCATTTTACCTTGATAAATTTCAAGGTCTTCAAATTTAAAGACACCATTTAATGGAGAAATTGTTTGTGAAGCAAGAGAAACATATGGATATGTAAATCCATCATACACTGTTTTAAATTTATGTCCTCTATTAATTGTTAAAGATGTAGGAGTCTCACCACCAATCAAAGGATTGTTTACTTGTAAATCTATTGTTGCCATAGAGGCAGTTGCACTAGTTGGAGTATATCCAATTTCTTTTGCACGAGAAACTACATTCTTTCTTATTTGTGCAGTATCCAAGAACAACTCAGATGCAACCATGTTTGCATTGAAAGCTGATACATGTGAACTGTATGCAAGAAGGTCAATTAATATATTAATATTACTACCTTCCATGTTGTAGTCTTTAAGAGTAGATTGACCCTTAAGATATTCTTTTAAATTAGCTGCAATATCATCGAAATCTAAATCGGTAATATTGACTTGTGAACTTTTTACTGTTGCCATTTTATCTTACTCTCTGTAGTATTACTTCTAATTCTTGTGGTTCTGTTACTCCAATGATTCCATAGTGTAAGTTAACATACATTCGATTTCCTCTATCTTGATTCAAATATATTTGGTCAATTTTAACTCTAGGTTCGTAATCTTGGATTGCCTCGGTAATTTGTTTTCTTATTTCAAATTTAGTAATGTCATCTGCAAGTTCAAATAAAAGAGCTCTTAAGTTTGCACCAAAGTTTGGTTTAAATGGTCTCTCATAATTATTAGTCAACATGATATTTCTAATTGACCTTTTAACTGCATCATTATCTTTTTTAAGAACTAAATCACCAGACGATGGATGGGGTTGTAGATTTAAATCAATATCTGTATACCATCTTCGTGCAGTAATTTTGTTTTGGTTCTGTAAATAATTATTACTCATAATAGTATTTATGCACCTTCAACGACTAGTTCTACAACATCTATTTGTTTTGGGAAACCAAGTAATGATAAGAATGTACATAGAGTAAATGGTATTGGTATCTCTGGTGGTATAAAGAACTTAATAAGTTCTGTAAGTTTTGCAAGACAGGCTTCAAACAATATTTGAGGTAGGTCTTTTATAAAAGTTTTAAATCTTTCAAATAATTTTTGTTCATCCCATCTAGGAAAATCTATTTTCTTATGTTCTCCTGTTTTACCTAAATCAATTAAATCACCTAGGGTTTCTGGTAAGACATCTTCCAGTCCTAACATCTCTGCTGGTATTTCTGATACAAAAGGTATTTCTGTTTGTAGTAATAATTCTTTTAATTCTATTCCTTCTTTCTCTGCTTGTTCTCTTAACTTCTTAAATAATGCATCTGCATCAAATTCATATCCACCTTTAGGAAAGGATGCAATTAATTCTAAGAAGAAACCTATAGGGTCTGGTAAAGTTTCTATAAGAGTTTTTAATGGTTCTTTATCTAATAGTTTTCCTATTGCACTAAATCCACCAGTCATGAAGATTTTTTTTAATTCTTCAATCATTTCTTTCCATGCTTTTGCAAGTTTAATTTTTGGAATATCTATACCAAACTCACCATTCCAATTCTCTGCACTAAAGTCATCCATGAGTTCTTCAATGACATCTAGACCCAAACTCTTTTCTAGTTCGTCAAGTAATTCTAATTTATAACTAGGGTCTTCAAATAATTTTTTACAATCTACTTCTATACCAAATGGTGGAACAACAACTGTTAATGGAACTGCAAGAAACTCTGCAATCTTTACTATAGGATATAATTTAAATTCCTCAACGATTGCTTGTATCTTACCTTCCCATTCTAGTTCAGGCCAATCTAAATCATCTGGCCAAGTATGAGATAATGGAAATGCACCTAATATTTCTTCGATGGGTTTAATATATTCCCATCCATAAGTGTTTCCAATAAATATTATTATTTCTTCGAGGTCATCTGCACTCGGAATTAAAACCTCTGGACAAGGGATTGGTTCTGGAGTAGTATTATTTTCTGTGGTTTCGGACATTATATTTAATCAAACTTAGTACCATTAATAGATACTTTACCTTTTATTTTTACTGCACCTTTAGCTGTAATATTCATATCTCTATCACATGTAATAAATACATTACCACCATCTTCGGTATTTCCTTTTTTAGTAATTAAATTATAATCACCATTTGCAAGTTCTATATCTGCACTACCAGATATTAATATTTTTTTATCCTTCATTATTATTTCATAGGAATCATTAGAGACTTTCATGGTTTGAGTCCCATCTGCAAGTACTTCTAAACGAGTACCAGACCTATGATACATATGTAATCTTTCTGAGCCAGGGGTATCATCCATTTCTAATACATGACCAGATTCGGATTCGATTATATGTGCAAAAGGATAAGTAGGATTCACCACATTCTTTGCACGAGTCGGTTCTTTAACTGTACCACCTTTGGTTCTTTCAATTAAAGTATTCGGATAAACATTTGGTGACCCTTGCATACTTCTATGCACATCGGATAAACTGAGTTTAGTATATTCTTCTCTAGGGAAATTTTCTTCTAATTTACTTTCTTTACCCTCATCAATAATAGTTCCTTCACCACCTAATTTAAATTCTAATTTATTCGGTCTAACTGGGGATTGGTCTAGAGTTAATCCAAAATTAAAGTTTCTTCCAGTAGCACTATTTTTCTGACCATCAACAGAACTTATAAATTCACTTTTATCTTTATAACGAGAGTCATTAAATCCCTTATCGGGCCCTCGGTCTACTTGTTTATTAGAGTCACCACCATCGATTTTATATTTATCAGTCGGTCTGCCAAATAAACTACCAATAACTACAAAGTCTTGCATCTCATCTTCGTCTCGGAAGAATCCCATAACAGTAGAACCATCTACCAGTCCATGAGGAGAAAGACCAAGACCAGAAAGACTCGGAGAAGTAGTCGGCATAAGGACATCACTCCAAGGTAAATCACCTGTAGAGATTAATTTTTTATCATCGGTATGAAGACCATAGAGACGAACACGAACACGACCCAAAGA